TTAAAAATGAGATAAATATGAATGCTAACAATTTAGTGAATCCAGAATACGCGCTCAACTATAAAAAATATCAGTTAGTGCGCGACTGTATAAATGACATGGTAAAACAGCGAGCTTGTAGAGGCGCTAGCTGCGTGTATGAACATCAACAAAGCGTAAATCATGGTTACATAGTAAGAGCGCCTGACATTAGCGATGAGTCCTATTATGCTTTTGCTAATCGAGCTGTGTTCAAAAACTACGTAGGCAATACACTTGATATTTTATGTGGTGCAGCAATGATGCGGCCTTATAAATTAACAGGTGAGAGTTTAGATGATCAAGAGCAAGACCTGCCCGAGTCAATATCTTACATTACTGAAACATTTACCCGCTCAGGTAATAGCTACTACGACAGCTTAAAAGAAAAGCTTAGAGAAGTTTGCTCAGTTGGTCGTTATGGTGTTTGGGTTGATTATCCTGGTTCAGCAGAAGGTAAAACCGCGGCGGATATTGAGCAAAACAAATTGTACGCTAGAGCGCAAGCTTTTAAAGCTGAACACATTAAAGATTGGTCAGAGAAGATCATAAACGGACGCAAGCAGTTAAACTATGTTCGCTTGGAAGAGTGCAGGACTGAAATAGACTTTTCTAATGGCTCGCCTAATCGTGTTGAGTTTAACGTTTCTTATGAGCTTTATATTGACGCTGATGGTTATTACAGCGTGAAGCTTGACGATGGCACAAACGAGATTATCTACCAGCCAACCTTGGGTAATGGTCAAAAGCTTGATTTTATCCCGTTTCAGTTTTACGGCTCGATTGATAACACGCCAAGCGTTGACCCGTTGCCACTGTACAAGATAGCTGAGATTAACATTGCATTGTTTAACTCTGATGCAACTATGAGGCAGGCCACTTGGTTGTTCGGTTCGCCCACTGCAACATTTAGCTTAAACGAGGGCGTATCACCGCAGGAGTTTATGAGTATTAACGGCATTGCAGAAGGTGGCTCTCCTGTGTTCGGTGGCTCTGCTTATGTTGGCTGTGAAATTGGATTAGCTCAGATTAGTGTTGATTCAATGCTGCTCGAAACAATGGATAAAGACGTTGATTCAATGGCTCAGATTGGCGCTCAGATTATTACTGTAGGTCAAAACGAGACTGCGGAAAGCGTAAGGGTTAGAAAAGGTTTAAGTCTTGCTAGCTTGAGCGGAATTGTGAATAACATCGAGTCGGGCGATAAGAATGTAATCAAATGGATGATGATGTTTAATAATCAGTCTGGCGAAGCTGATGAGTTTATCTTAGAGTTAAACAAGAAATTCTACGATGACAAAATTGACGCTCAGTCATTGCAGCAGTTATTCCAAGGTCACTTCCAAGGCGTTTACCCGTCCGAGTACCTATTCAGAATCTTAAAGGATAACAACCTTACAATTGAATCTGATACTGCCATGGATTACAAGGAGAGGCTAGGTAATGAAATACCTAGCGGCAATATGAATTTAGACTAGAAAAGAAAGCCCCGTTATTGGGGCTTTTTAGTTATGGTTTGTATGTTAAACCTTTTATTTCACCTTTAATGATTGCCTCTGCTAATCTATCGTAGGTTTTCCCGCTTTCAAGGAATTTTAAGATGGACTCGCTTAACTCTTCTTCTGGTGTTTTTGGTTTTTTAATCCATGAGCCAAAAACCATGGCAAAAATACCATCAGATTCATTTTTGATAGTTATGTAATCAATGCCATCAAATGAGTATTTTGCAATTACTTTTGAAACCGCCCCTTTTATTGATTTAAATCTATTCGATGAACCATTATACAAAACCTCATCACCAACTTGCGGCCAATCTTTGCTTTCAGCCTCTTCTTTGGTTTTACCAATAAAATCTGGCAGATTGCCAATGGGTGGCTTCCAATACTCACCACCGCAAAACTTATAACCAATGTTTTCTAGTGTTTTAATCGCTGCATTCTTTTTGTTTGCATCGTAAACCATTTCTTCTAAGTTTGATTTAGACTCACCAGCAGATAAAAGGTTGTCGCCGTTGTTTGGTAGGTCATTAATAAAAACAGAAATAACCTTTTCATCATCGCTTTTAACTATTTGAACTACGCTGTTAGTGTTGTTAGTTACGTTTACTTTTACACCGTTGTTCTTTTCAGTCTGCTGCATTTCAAATTCCTCTTCTGGTGTTGCGGTTGGTGCTAGGGTTTTAGGTGGTAAAGGTATTGTGATTAGCTTTTCGCCGCTATCGCGTGCCGTGCTTTCCAAGGAGAACAAAAGCACATTAAGGTTGTCACAATCAGTAAAGAAACAAAAAAAAGCATCTTTATACCAAGTGTTGCAAACTCTTATCCCGTTAGCTTTCGCAAGCTTAGCAATAAACTCAGCATGCTCTTTACTCTCAATCTTGCCGTAGGTGTTAGCTAGGTATTCGCGAGTGATATTTTTGAATACTTCCTCGTTAATACAATTGCCATCATAAACACCCCTAAGTGCTGAGCTACTAGCTTCGATTACTGCACCTTTTGCTTGCCCGTAAAATAAAATCACCGCATTTGTTTTTAAGCTTTTGCCGATGTATGGAAATTTCATTTTTCACCTCTATAAATTTTAATGTTTTTTGTATACCAATTCTCTTCTTCAAATATGGACAGTAGGCCAGACTTTGCCCTATCGTCGATAACCATCCCTAACTCAACCATCTTCTTGGCAACACCAAGCTTTTTAATTCTCCACATTTCGTGAGCATACTCTGGGTTATCGTAAGTGCCTATATGCTCAATCTTATTTGTAATTGGATTTTTAAAGTGAGACTCATACTTTCCATTCTTTATCATATGAACACCAACAAATCCGCTATTGCTTGATCTTGGGTTTGTCCTTATAAAGCCGTTTACAGCTCTAGGTATAAAGCAACATTTCTCTGGGGAATAAACCTTGTTGCCAAAATCTATTAAATCCTTATCAAGCTCCATGCCATACCAATCCTTACCGCTCATCCAATCTTTAAACTGAGTGAAAAATTCCCACTCATTGCAAACTGAATCCCCAATATAGGTAGGTTTACTATCCTGGTACTTTTTTGAGTAACATCTATTTATCATACTCCTCCATTTAATGTAATAAGGGCAAGCCCACCCAGAATTTCTATCCGTAACCTTGTAAGCGGCATCATTCACGCCAAAACCGTATCTACTCTTTCTCATAGCAATCTCGCAAGCAAAATCCTATTATAGCATACTTCCTATATTGTTATACTTACTCTTCATTTTTACTCTCCACTAACAAGCTCGGTTAAAGCCCAAGCTCTTCTAACTGTTAAAATATTATCAATTTGTTCATTGCTGATTGAATCGCCATTAGGTACAGCTAACCAGCATAAATTAGTAAGCGTGTTGCGCTCTCTAAAACTCTCTGCAAGAGCTTCGTGTGCTTCATTGAGGTAATCTACTAGCTGTGACTGCAAAAGCGGCTCAGTAAGCTTTACCTCTTCAACTTCAAAGCGTGACTTGCCATTACTTTCCACACCTACAGCGATTAGGTGAATATTCCATAGGTGGCGGATTTTTGACACTGCTTGCGCCATTGAATATCCAACATCAATACAGCGACCAGTTTTAAAATTCAACATATGCGCCGTGTACTTTTCATTGTCATCAGTTTGACTATGAAATACCGCTAGATTTTTAAGGCCAGCCCTAGCACAAGCTAGAGCGCCTTTCATTTTGTTGTACTTCTTCTTACGAGCCATATTTATATCTCTTTGCGCTTGACTTTGCATAACCGAATTTATCACTAACAATCACACCGTTTTCACGAATAATAACGCGCTTCATCTTTCTGTTATGACAAGCGGCAAGGTTTCCAGGTGTCTTCATTGGATGACTTGGATCTTGCGCTGCGTTGTAACGCTTCATGTGCATAGTTGTTTGTGTGAATGATAAATCACTCATTGATTCTGGTGCGAATATGTTATCTGTCATTTTATTTACTCCGTTTGTTTTGATAGGTGAATACTATTAGATTATTTTGCTGTGGTGAAATAACAAATTGAAATATACATATAACTAATCGGTATTTAACTTTTACACAGTTTGTGGTTAAGGTTTGCACTGTTGGTTATGTGGTGTATAATTTGTACTGCGGTGTGGAAGCCGTTAAAAGAAAAGTCGGTTGAGGATATTTACACATGCGATTCTAGGGGTTTTTATAACCGTCAAGTTTCGCCCCTCTTCCACCTAGAGGATCGCAGTTGTAAGTGTCCTTTTTGTGTCTGGTGGTTTGTCCGCCGAAAACGAGTAAGGTCGAAATTGGTAATATGACCGCCAGTCACAACCCCTTCTAACACTCCCACAGATTAAGCATTCGGTACTTACCGCAAAACACCAACAATTTAAAATAACACTGGTTAGTGCGTCGACTTTTAGACCGAGGATAAAGCGAGTTAATGTTGATGTGATCACATAAGCCGAATTTAACAAATTCATATAGGCGTGATGTATCGGAGCGACAACTCTAAAAACTGTTTCGCATATTGAGTAGCTAACATAACAGTAAAAGACCTTATTTGTTTGATGTATCAACTAAAGGTCTAATGATAACTATTATTTAAATTTGGAGAGTAGAAATGATTAAAGTATTTAACTTGGCAATGTTTGCAGCGCTAATAGCTGGCGTTTACTATGATAATGAAGGACTGCTTGAGCTTTATTCAGCATACGCATTCTCATTGCTTGTACTAATTTCCATTGCTGGCGCTTATTGCGTCTACCTAGCTTTTGAATTTGATCAAGAAAGCGACAAGTCTTTTTACTTGAAAGATAAGCTTATAACTAGTTTCAATGGCGAGATTACCACCTATCAAAAAATTGTGGTTATACCTGTGAGGGTTGCGTCTTTAGTCTTATTGGTTTTGTCTCAGCAGTATTTAGTGGCGGCTGCGCTTTTCTTATCAATTGTAATATTTCACAGAATCAATAAAGGCATGACTAGAAGGTTCAATCAAATGAGCGATTACATGACATCAAAATCAGATTCTAAAGTTGTTATTGCTGATTTCGGTAAAAGCTAACCTTAATTGCCCCAATTCCCCGCCATGCTATAATTGCCCTATATCAAATTAGGGCATTTATTCATGCAGAGTCCAGAGCTTTTTGCAGCATTAACAAATCGAAGCATATTAGACCAGCGCTTTGCTTCATCTCTAAACAAGCAAACAACCGAGGCACTTCAAGAGCTTGCTAAGTGGCTGCGTGAGCGCATTAATGGTGAAGGTACTACCATTACGTCTAGAAAGCGCTATCAGAAGCTATTAGATGATGTAGAAGCAAAGACGGCGCAAGTGTATGAAGATATCACAGCGCTTTACTACGAGCAGCTTAAGGCGCTATCCGCTGATGAAGCTGAATTTATCACGCAAGCCATTCAAACTTCTGTGGTAGCTGATGTAATTGTAGAATCACCATCAAATCGAAAGCTATGGGCCGCAGTAACTAAAAACCCGCTAGCCATTGGCGGCAATAACTCATTCGTTGACTTTGACGAAATGATAGAGAGGTTAGGCGATAACAGTCGCAAGGTGGCAAGCATTATATCTGGCGGATTCTCTCAAGGTTTAACGCTTCAAGAGATGACTCAAACCATCATCGGCACTAGAGCGCAAAGATACACTGATGGAATTATTGACGCTTACAGACGAGAGGCAGAGTCAATTGTTAGAACAGCGGTAACTCACATCGCTTCAACTTCACGCGATGAAATATTCAGGCAGAATGACGACATCATATGGGGTTATACAATCCTAGCTACTTTAGATACTCGCACTAGCGAAACGTGTCGATATTTTGACGGTAAAACATTTAGATACTCTGATAGCTACAATCCTAAACCAGCCTTTCATTATCGCTGTAGGTCACAAATCACAGCAGAGTTTTACAACGACAAACTAAACCGCACAGGCTCGACTCGTTCAGCTAACTTCGAAGATGAAAAGGGCCAAGTTGACGCAACCAAGCAATATTATGACGTGCTGAAAAGACAACCTGCTTACGTGCAAGATGAAGTCCTTGGTAAATCGCGCGGCTTGATATTTAGAAACGCAGGGTTGAGCGCTCAAGAGTTCAGAGATGCTTTAGCTAATCGCATGGGTGAGCCTTTAACGCTCGCAGAAATGGCTCAGAAGAACCAGAAAATACTTGAGTACATGAAGAAGAATGAATTTTTAAAAGGTTATATCTGACGATAGTTTGACGCTTATAACCTTTAGTTATATCATTATAACAATTATTAACCAGTAGCAGGGCTACACCCATTTTAATCAGGAGATTATTAAATGGCAGAGTACACAGAAGAGCAATTGAAAGAATTGCTAGCTAAGCAAGAGCAAGAGCTAACAGCTAAGTTTGAAGCTGAAACCGCAGGCTTAAAAGCCAATAAAGATGCACTTCTAGCTGAAAAGAAAAAGCTAGAAGAAGAAACGCAGGCTAAATTATTGGAAAAAGAGCAGGCGGCAATTGAAGCGGCAAAAGAGGCTGGTGACGTTAAAAAAGCTTTAGAGCTTGAGCAAGCTAAATACGAGCGTGAGCGCAAAGAGTTATCCGAGCAATTAAGCGCACGTAACGAAATGATTCTTTCATCTAAAAAGCAAGCTTCTGTTCAAGGCATTGTTTCTAACTTTGCTAAAAACGACAAGCTCAGTCAGTTAACAGCGAGTCAATTAGTTGATTATGGCTTTGGTGAAGACGGTAACGTAGTCGCAAGCTATAAAGACTTGGACGGCAAGCATATAGCTGATAACCATGACGATTGGTTAAAATGGGCTAAGTCTGACCCAGATATGCAGAATCATCTGGCAGGGTCAAAGGCTTCTGGTATTGATCAAAGTATTGTAACACCGTCGAGCCAAGGGCAGCGCCAAGAGCTAGACAAGCAGTCTAAGATCGCAGAAATTAACGCTAAATTTAGTTAAAAGGTAAAAAGTTATGGCATTAGCAAACATGCAAGTTTACAACAATGAGATTGTAGGCACTACTATCGAGCTTTTAGGTCAAATGACCAATAAGTTCAATCAAGCGTCAGGCGGTGCGATTGTGCTATCTACTGACGGTTTTCGTGGTGACTTTGACAAAGAGTCATTCTTTAATCAAATCGCAAGCGCACAGCGCCGTGTAGATCGCTATGCAGCAAACGGTGCTCAAAGCTCAACCAACCTAACTCAAGGTGAAGTTGTAGGCGTTAAAGTTGGCGGCGGTTTTGGCCCTGTATTGTTTGAGCCTTCACAGCTTTCATGGCTACAGCGAGATCCAGGCGCGGCTATCATGGCTATCTCAGAAGGTTTTGCCGATGCTTTAATTGCTGACCAGTTAAACACTGCGGTAGGCGCAGCAGTTGCAGCAATCGAAAACCAAGCTGCGTTAGTAAATGATGTTTCTGGTACTGGCGGCATTAGTCAAATTGCATTAAACGGCTCTCATGCTAAGTTTGGCGATAGCTCATCAATGCTTATTACTGATGTAATGTCTGGCTCTGTTTATCACCGCCTAGTGGGTGAAGCAATTAGCAACTCAAATCGCTTATTTGAATCTACAAATGTTCAAGTAATTGATATTTTAGGTAAGCTTGTTGTTGTTTCTGACATTCCAGCACTTTACGAAGCGGGTACGCCAAACAAAGATAAGGTTCTATCACTTACTAACCGTGGTATCGTTGTTGATAATACATCAGATATTATCTCTAACCTTGAAACCACAAACGGCAAGCAGCGCATTGAAACAACTTGGCAGGCTGATTACACATTCGGTCTTAAGCTTAAGGGCTTTAGCTGGGATACTGCGAACGGCGGCGCGTCACCAACTGACGCAGAGTTATTTACTGGTACTAACTGGGATAAAGCTGTGGCAGAAGATAAGCATTTGGCTGGTACTCTTGCTATTGGTTCAGCGGACGCATAAGGAGTAATTTATGGCTATTGCATACGTTGAACACCCATTAAGTACAGATGAAAAGAAAGCTCTTCTAAAGAAGTTTGATAAGGTTTTGGACTTACGTTTTAAACCAGAAAAACTAGAAACGGGTGATAAAGTTATCGAAAAAGAAAAAGCTAAATAAGGCTTAAACTTTGGATAGCGCTTTTAATAGCCTCACCTTTGAGTGGGGCTTTTTTATGTGAGGAAATTATGAGGAACGATTTACTTAAACAAATTGTAGTTGCGGCTGGTGGCACTGTTACCGACCCAAGCAATAGGAATGAGCTTTTAAAAGATTGGCTTGCAGCTTTAGGAGGTTAGCATGGTTGATGAAACAAGAAACAAGCTATTAGCAGATATACTGACAGCAACACAGAATATCAGCGGATCTTATGATGGCAGGGTTGTCGTAAAGCAGGCGTCAGACCTTGCAGGGGCTCTTGATAGCACCAAAGAGTATTTTATTGATGGTGTTGTTGATATGGGGTCTCAGTCGATTGAGGTGCCAGCAGGTGGACTTTATTTGTCTGGCTATAACTTTGACACATCCAAACTAATATCTAGCGCAACAAACTATACAATGTTCACCTCGCCCGTTGGTGGTAGCGGTAATGTGATTGGTAAGGATTACGCGATAGAGGTCACAGGAGCAACATCAAAAGTATATGACTTAACTAGCGCAACTGGTTTTGATGCTTTTGAGTTTAGCAGGATCAACTATAACAACTGCGAATCTCTTGGTGAAATAAACGGGTACAGACAAGGCTTTGAAAGTGGAACTGGTAGGTTTGGCGGAAAACCAGAACTGACACTATCTGGCACTTGGGTTGGCGGGTATTTTATCGACGCATCAATAGTTAGAAGCCTTGCCGATGGCGCTTACTCGCTATTCAAGGCAGGGGCTGGCTTTAGCATGGCCTCACGATTTAGAACTAACATGAATTTAGACTTACCAGCTAGCGCTTCATTCTTTGACTTTGCTCCCGCTAACTTTCCAAACCCATCAACAGTACAAGTGGATGGCGCGATAGTTAGCAGGCAGGGCGTACAAGATGCAACCGACGCAAACTACACACCAAATATAACATCAGGTGACTTAGCTTGCTCTTGGTCTAGCAATATCGGAATGCCCAATACTTTTGAGGGTGGTGCGATTGGTATTGCGGCAGAGGCTGCAACAACAATTAATACGGCTGGTACTTTTGAAGATGTTAATGCTGTGGCGTGGAATGTTACTGACTTGCAGCACTTTGACAACCCTGTGGGAGGCCAGCTCAGACATATAGGCATAAACCCAAGGGAGTATAAAGTTGTAGCTTCAATGTCTGCATCGTCAACAGCAAATAATGTTCTAACCTTGAGGGTTTTGAAATGGGATAACTCAGCCTCAGCATTTGCAACTGTTTTAGATCAAGTTAGACCAGTTAACAATTTCACGGGCGCAAGGGATGTTGCTTTTTTCGATGTGAACATAAACACAACGCTAGACCAAAATGACTACATAAAGTTACAGGTGACAAATAACACAGCCACTAACAGTGTTACTTTTGAAACTGATGGATATTACCTGGTAGAGGAAAGATAACAAAAAGCCCCATTAATCGGGGCTTTCTTCATTCGCTTGATGGTCTATCTGACTGTCAATAACAGCGACGCCGCACAGAAATATAGTTGCAATTGCCATTAATGCAGTTAACAGCGAAAACATGCCGTGAAACATTAAAAGCTCAAAAGCTTCATTAACCATCCAAAGACAAGAAGCAGTTAATGCTAAAGACTGCAAAAATATTTTAATTTTCATAGCTATCTCCATTTGTTTAACCAACTCGAATATAGACCATAATCATTTGAATGTTTAATAACCTTTAGCTATAAGCTATAATCAAAAGCAATAAAAACATTATAGGCTCTTAACATGATTGAATTTAACGAAGAAGATTGGCCGATAATTGAAGAAGATTGGAGTTTTTAATGGCTGTCACAGTTGGTACAGATTCTTACTTAACACTAGCAGAGTTTAAGGCGCAAGCTGATGCGTTAGCGCGTGATTACACAAGTTATACAGATGCACAGATTGAAGCGGCATTGATTGAGAGTTCACTTTTCTACATTGACCCAACTTACACATTTAGAGGTAGCAAGGTTGATGAGTCTCAAGCAATGGACTTACCGACCACGTCAGTATCTATTGCTGATATTTCAAAAGGTGCGTTCCAAGCTGCATGGCAAGCTTTAACTGGTTATTTATTTGTTGATCAAGCAGTAAACGCTAACGGTAAAGTAATAAAAGAGCGTAAAAAGCTAGCAACGCTAGAAAAGGAAACCGAATACAAAGATGGTTCAATTCCTACAGTTACTTATGACACAAGCAGAATCACAGCTTTATTGAGACCGTACTTAGTAAATCAATCAGGCGCGCTTATGGTCGCTAAAGGTTATAGTTAATGGCTACGTTTAAAAGTGAATTTCAATCTTTAGCTGTTGAGCTTTTTAATGAGTTCGCTGACTTTCAAGTGGACTTCACGATTAAAAAAGATCTTGGTTATGATCCAATTGCTGACACAGAAACGAAATTCAGCGAAACTGTTGGCGCTATACCGATTGACATTAAAACCGCTGAAAACATTTTCGGTGAAGTTACAGCGAGCGATATCTATTTGGTTATCCTTGATGCTTCACCTGTGCCTGATGACTTTGACGTAAGTTATTATTGCAACTATGACGGTGCAGACCGTGAAATAGTGCAAGTAATGAGCGATGCGGCTGACGCTGCTTATTTTGTTCGGGTGGTTATCTAATGGCAGGGCGCAATGAGTCTAACGCTGACGTATCGGACTTTTTAGCTGATGCAGTTAACAAAGAGACTCGTGAAACTGCTTTATATATTGAGCAGGAGCTAGTTAGAAAAGCGGCAGTTGATAAAGGCATGTTGAGGGCCAATTTTATTGCAAGCGTTGGCGCTCCTGACAGTTCGGAAGTAGATAGTGAGGACTTAACAGGCAACTCGACAATAAACGCTGCATTCAGTGTTATAGCAACAGCAAAGCCTATTAAGTACCCAACTATCTATGTGCAAAATAATTTGCCTTATGCTTATAGAATCATGGAAACAGGTTACTCTAAGCAAACGCCACCAAAGGCGCTAAGCTTAACAATACAAGCGGCGGTTAATAAATGAGTTATTTAAACAATCTAACAGGGGCTTTTCAGCTTAGGCTAGTGCAGAATTTACCAACTGGTTACACTGCTTCTGATATTGTAAATCTAGACAGAGGGCCAGAAGCAACAAAGACCGAAAGACATTTAGTGCAATCGACTTTGTTAGGTTTAAGGCAGCAAACAGCGACAGACGTTAAACGGTGCATTAGGCAATACTTTATCCATACAATATCGGTTAACGTACCAAATTCAAATAGAGCGCAAAGAGCTGATATAATGACAACTGTATCAGAAATTCAAACGCTTTTTGAAAAGCTTGAGTTTGACGAATACAAAACACAGACAGCGGCTATTGACGTTGTTGGTAAACTAACAGATTCAAAATTTTACAGAGTTGACGTTAATGTCAACGGCTACTACGAGGAAATTCTATAAATGGCTACTACAGTAACAGATAGAGAGTTGGTCGGCGAAGATATTAGCGTCTACTTATCAGCTCAAACAACAAAAGGCACAGTTGATGCCACTCCTGAGTTTTTTAAAGTTAAACGAGTTGGCGGAGCACCAAAGCAAACGATTAGCTCGACCACATCAAATACTCTAAGTAATTCACAGAATGGCAAGCAAAACATTCAAACCAACTCCGAGCAAGCGGCAGAGTTATCGACTGAGGTATTTCAGCAAACAAAAGATCTACTTGTTGCTGCGATTCATTCTGAGCTTGATGATAACTCTTACACTGGCACTGATGTTGAAATCACTGCTACGGGTGTGACATATCCAGGCGCAGGCTCATTGCTTTCAATCGGTGATTTTGTATTTATCAGTGGTGCAACTGATGATGAAAACAATATTACTTACCATGTTTCTAATGTTGTCGGTGACGTTGTTACATTAAGCCCAGCTCCACCAACAACCGAAGCAGTTGGTGCAAGCATTACAGTTGCAAGTAGAAAATACGCAAACGGCTTGAGTCCGACTTACTTCTTAGGCCAGCGCAGACAGTTAGACAAATCTGCTGCTGGCGAAACTACATACTTTAACTTTGTTGACGGACTTATCGACTCGTTAACGCTTGAAGTGC